CTAGCTAAACGATTTCAGAAGTTAAACTTTAGTACCTAATCAGGTTTGTGTCAATCGCTTTGTTAATTTTAACCGCGCTTTTTTCTAAATAAAGTTTAAAGTGCGTTTGGCTATCTGTATCTAAGCTGTGCTTTCTGGCCGCTTTAAAGCCAGACTCAAACGCCTTTTTAATGTTTCTGTACTCGCATTCGGCTTTAACTTCTGGCGATATAGCAAACGCTAATTGTCGCTTAAAGTTTATTAAAGCCGCTTGTAAGCTTTTTAATTTGTATTTCATATTACCTCTTTACTTTTACCAATCTAACTGAATACGTGGGCCATTCTTTGGCAATTCGGTTTTAATGATCACGCCGCTGGCCGCCGACTGATATTTTTTATCCTGCTTTTCCTTTGCCATTTCTAGCATTTTACGCATGTGGCCGGCTAACGCGTCGGGCGTTCTTTCTCCTTTGTAGTGGTTCGCAACGGTTTGCAAGTATTCGTTAGCTTCTTTGCGGCCTTTTGTTACGTTTACTGGCCCGTCTTGCAAATAAAGCATTTCATACTTGTCTGATACTTCTTTTTGTTTATGCGCTGGTATGTGCTCCATTAGCGACAAAATTAAATTTTTATCGCTAACGCCACGCCTGTAAAAATAATGGGTGGGATAAATCATTTTTCATTCATCATTAAAAATACGATCATTGCAGCTCGTAGTGGGTTTTTGTGAGTAAACACTGACACCTCATCAATAAATAATCCTTTGGCAACCCTTGCGGATGCAGTACAATCTCGACCGTGAAATTCCAGCGATATTCTTGCTCTTTGGATAATAGTCCATGAAAACGCTGGGTTATTGCAGTAATCTAAATCTGAACATTTTAATAATTTTAAAAAGAATTTATCAAAATCACTTTCTTTTTCATGTTTAGAAATTAAAACTAATTTTACCGCATTGTTAATCTCAGGGTCTGTTTTTTCTTGCCAATTAATCATAACTCACCTCGCATACTTGCCCAATCAAACGTAATTACACGCCCGCCGCTTTCTCTTAATCTATCCTCTGTGGCCGCGTCAATGTAACCGCGTAGCTTTTCAAGGTTTAAATTAGAGATTAATAGCGTTGGTTTTTCATCATCGTAACGGCGGTTGATAATTTCAAATAACATCATGCGCTCGTTATCGGTTCCGCGCTGGCGCCCTACTTCGTCAATGATCAACAAGTCAGGCTTGCGGAACTCGTCAAGCGCTTGGCGTTCTGTTTTCTTGCTGTCGCGACTGTATGTTTCGGTTACGGCGCTTATTGCTTCATGCGCTCTGCAAAACATCGCTGTGTCGCCTTTTTCCATAACTTCTAACGCTATGCCAATGGCTAAGTGTGTTTTGCCCGTACCAGGCATACCAACCATAATTAAACAACGTCCGTCTTGCAGGTTGCTCTCCCACTCGTTAGCGTAACGCGTGGCCGATGACAGCGCTTTAGCCTGACCCTCGTTGGTAACCTTAAAGTTTGATAGGTTACGGTTTAAAAATCGCTTAGGGATAGCCGCACGGCCTAAAACTTTATTTACGCGCTGTTGTTCTTGTTGTTTTTGAGCTTCTAGCGCAATTTTTTGATCTTGCTCTTTAACGTGATCCTGCAAGCATTGAACGCAACCACTCCACGCACCTTCGGGTTTGTTTGGCAGCTTAACAAGGTTTGATGTGTAATCGCCGTGTTTTTCGCAGTGTGCTGGCTTGCTATCAAGTGGCTTAAACATGCTTGCAATTTTGTTAGAAAGTACCATCTGGTTTAACTCCCTTTGAGTAATCTAGCTGCTCGTTGCTAAGGTAGCCCGTTCGTGCTGGTTGTTTTGGTGGGTTCTCAACTAAGCCTATAAACTTTTCAACCTGTGCGCCGTCTCTTAAAATCGTTGTTAAATCGTTGTACGGGGTTCCCTTGTCATTTTCTCCCATATGAAAACCACTTAGCTTGCAGCCATCAATTGCTAGCTTTAGCTGGTCAACCGTGTAGCCTTCTTTAAATCTGGCGTTAATTTTACTTAATCGGTTTTTGATTAGCTTTGCTTGCTGCTTACCGTGAACGTTTTGCCAATGTTCAAAAACTTTATTGTGATCAAGAGACGTATGCGCCTGCGCATTTTGTTTGTTTTTATGGTTATATTCTTGGTTATTAACTTCTTGGTTAAGATCTTCTTGTTTTGTAGGTCTGTGTGAACCCACCCCCTCAGGTCTGTGTGAACCCACCCCCTCAGGTCTGTGTGAACTTGGGTGGGCTCTGTGTGAACCCACCCCGTTCATATTCAGCTTATACTGATTTGGTAGATTAACGTCACCGTTTTTCTTGCTTATAATGCTTAGAAATCCACCTTTTTCAAGCTGCTTAATGCATCTTTTTAAAGTGCTAATACTCATACCGCAATCGTTTGAAAGCCTCTTATGTGACGGATTACACTGCCCTGTATCTTGGTTTGTTCTGTTAGCAAGCATAAGCAAAACCATTTTTTGGTTTGTTGGTAAATCTATATCAACAGCCCAAGTCATTGCCTGAAAACTCATAACAACACTCCATCCAATAAATTAGATTCATAATTGCATCTGTAACTAGGATTTACCTCTTGATTAGGCGGAACTGAACATATTAACAAGCGTTCTTCAACAAGCTCATTTAAAATATTTCTCAAAGTAATTAAGTCAAAAAAAGGAAAAAAATTAATTAAAAAACTAAGGTCGCCATCAACCCAGCCTTGCTCATCGTTCGGAGCAAAGTCGTGTATTTTTTGAAATACGATAGCTTGATTTAAGCCTATGTTTTTGGCTAGGTTTCTGTCTAATACTATGTTTGCAGTTTTCATGGGCCATCACCTTTTAAGATGGTGGGCTACTACTGGTGACAGAGGCCGCTAACAATCAGCCTACAGGTTCGCCCATTATGATTTTGTTAGTAAAGGTTTTTGTTGTTTCGCTGTCACGCTATCCAACACCTGAGAATATAGCGCGTTATGGCGCCATATTCAAATTAATTAACAATTCCTTCGCTTATAAGCTTTTCATAAATATAAACCTCACCGGCTGGCGTAAAGAGTGGCTGTGAATAACCTTCACTTGTTTGTTTTATTTCACCGTAACCACTGTCAATAAAAGACTGAATAAAAACACGGCTGCGCTTTACGTTTTTACTGTAAATTCCACCAAGTTCATCAAGTATTTTATTTAGTTTAATTGCACTCATTTTGTGCTTGGATGCAACTTGCGTAGCAGTCATTAAAGTTTTTTTATCCACAAGGTTATTAACAAATGAAACTTTAGGCGCGGCCAGCTCTAATTGTTTGGCCTGATCAGCGGCAAGTTGCAATGCCTCTGCAAAGTTTCTTGGTAATTGTGGTTGCTGCTTGCTTTCAAGATCTTGCCACCTATCTACAACTGCGGCAGTAAATTCTGGCGACAGCCTAGCAACAATAACCAGGCTGTCTCTTTTCCCAAAACAAAAAAGCTTTGCCACAACCCCGTTGGGCGACTTTTTCCCATCCACAATTTGTGGCTTGGATATAACCCCGTTATCATGAAGTTTTTGTATCGTTCTTTTAACGCTATCATGCCTAACACCTGTAAGAGCTGCCATTTGCAAGCTAGTCATTGTTAAAGTTTGGTTTTGTGCTAACATTATATTTGTCATTTTTACTCCGTTAGCCGCGTTTCGATGCGGCTTTTTTAGTTTAAAATAGATGATCCAAATTTGGACCATTGCATTGCAAGGGTTAAATTTTATTTGCCAATCTAACAACGCCTAAGACAATAATGTCAAACTGCTTAGGGTTGGATTTAAACTTGGCTGATAGGTTTTGCACCGTACAGCCAAACACTTGAGCCACCTCGTTTAGAGATTTAGCGCCAAGCTCTTTGGCACGTTTAGCTGGTGTCATTATTTCCCCTTTGATATCTTTGTTTTTACATCATCCCATATGCAGTTCTCAACCAGGCATATATTTGACAGCTCAGAAATTGGCACGGTAACGCAGCGCTGCCCATGATGGTATGTGTTGTCGTCATCAACTAGTGACCTGTAGTAAGCCCCGCACCTTACTACTGAATCAGTAAGTTGCTCATACTCAGCTTTTGTAAAAACCTTGTAACCAAATAAGCCCATTAATTTTTTAATCATAAAATCATTAACTCCAATTTAGTTATGTTTGCGTAAAGACCTCTTAAGTCTTGCTCTTTAAACCCGTCAACCTTAAGTTTTCTTATTTCCTTTTTGATTTTGTTGATCCTATCCATAACTTCATCATTACTTTTATAGATCAACTTCCGTCTTAGGTTGTTTCTTTTGATGTGAGTGCCGCCACATTGCAGCACTCGATCTTCAATTTCTTGCTCTGTTAAAATCATTAAACCTCCATTGCGTAACCTTCGATTATTTCAATTTCATAATCGTTGCCAGCTACGAAATCATCACCATTGTTAACATCAAACCATTTGTAAAACTCAACAACTTCAACACCGCCAATCATTCTAGTTTTTGTTGGTACTTTGAATTGTGCTGGCTTGTCGATTTCAGTGTAACCTACGAATGTTGCTTTCATT